TGCTGAGATTCTGTAGCTTCTTCAGTGGGTAGCAAATCATCAGTTGAGATCTGCTGTGGTTGCTCAGACTCTTCAGTGGGTAGCAAATCATCAGTTGAGATCTGCTGTGGTTGCTCAGACTCTTCAGTGGGTAGCAAATCATCAGTTGAGATCTGCTGTGCTTCTACTGTTTCTATACCAGGAAGCAATTCATTAGAAGTCTCTAATGGTGTTTCTATTTCAATATCTAAATTTATATTTTCTTCTAATTTAGTTTCTTCATTATCAAAAAAACTATTATTTGTTACAGTAGATTCCGGTATCGATAAAGAAATATTTTCATTTTCTGTAATTTGTTCTGGATTATCTTCTTCAACATAATTATTATCTTCATTTAACAAATTTGAATATGCATCCATTCCAGTTGGAATTTCTTCTGGAACTAAAGAATCAATATTAAAAAAGTCAAAATTAGTATAATTAATTTGGGGCTTTTCGTTTTTCATTTGCTTTCTTTTCTCGCTCTTCTAACCAAATCTTATGTTGTAACAAATAAACTTCTTTTTCCCAAGGAATAAGTGCTTCTATATCACTTATTGAAATATTTGCGCCTGAACTTAAAAAATGATTTACCTTATAATAAGATAAGACATTAATGTAAGTCAGGCATGTGTAAAAAAATTAAGTATTCCCTCCAGCCTCATTGTTCTTTCTATCCCATCGGATGTTCTGTAATTAATAATAGATGATATTTTTGGTAAATTATTTACAAATAATTTTATTTTTTCATATTCAGAAATTGTCAAATTTGATAATAAAGAGTCTATATCTTTTTCTGAAATATCATCTACATTGAAAACACCATCTTCCATGTAAATTTTTGTTATAGAAGCTTTCAAAAAATGTTTTGTATCAAAGTCACCAGACATTTCAATAATTTTTTTTATTTTTGGTTCTTTTAAAACTATTTTTGTAGATTCGTCTAAATTTATTTCTTTTTCTTTCAGTCCTTTTACAATACTTAATTTTGAAAGATCTATACGCGATTCTATTTTTTCTTTTGTTGTTGGACAAGTAAATGATAATTTTACTAATTCTCCAACAGACTTAGCTCTTAAATTGCAAAATAGATATTCCATATCTTGAATAGTTAAATCTTCTATATTAATATCTTTGTAACAGTCCTCTATTAATTCAAGAATAGCTTTAAAAATTATTCTTGAATTTTTTTCTTCTTTGATTAATAATAAAGATTTTTCATCAGACACCAAAAATGGTCTAAAAAAAACTTCTTTATTTTTACTTGGTAATACGCAAGAATATGTTGGATATTTTCTTTTAAAAATCATGTTGTTATTGTATATGTTCTAAAATTAAAAATTACATCGTATGTTAAATTTCCAGAATTTACTTCAGAATCAAAATCTAATGGAACTATTAGTGCAGGAAAAGCCTCTCTAAAAGTAAATGTACACGCAGCAGTTCCGTTATATGTTTCTGCCGTAACAATAACTGTTCCATTTTTTGCACAATCATCATAATACCTTGTCGCTGTTACGCTACCAGCACCAGCAGTAGTAGTTGTTAAATTAGTTAACCATCTGTGTATTGCCTTGTATGTGCTCCAATCTTGTTCGACTGGAAATCTTAATAATAGACCTTTATCGCTTTCGAATGTAGGGTTAGTTGGTACATTTCTACCGATACCAGGACCAGTCATTCTATCAGGTGTTAATTCAATACCTCTTTGACCTATATTCATATAAATTGCAGGAATTGGTTTTAAAACATCTGTTGATATATTTTCATTATTGCATCTAGTACTAAATGAAACAGAAAATTTATTTTTTCTCTGAATTCCATTATGATCTGTTATTCTTTGTATTATTTCATTAGGTTTCATTTAAATATATTCTTTTCTGTTAGAAGTTTAAATTCCCATTTATTATCACTACATAATTTTTTGGCAGCATTCCATTTTGATTCATTTATTAAATATCTAGCAGTATCATCTTTATAAGATTTTGCCTTTTTATTTTTTGGAAGCATTGTTTGTTTGTGTGGTTTTACTTCAACAATCCATGTCTTTTCTATTCCGGTTTTATCCTTTAACTTGACAACAAAATCGGGAAAATACATATGGACCTTTCCATCTATTGGAGATAGATAAGGTATTTTTAAACATTCGTAACACCAATTTATAATTGAGTCGTTATCATCAAAATATTTGCACATTTTTCTTTCCCAGAGGGATTTGCACATAATTTTTGATGAATTTCCGACATATTTTTCCGTGTGCTCTGGTAAAAATTTTGTTTTGTACGGCACTAAATATATATAAGGGAATATAAAAAATGCCAGTTTACAGTTATCCTACTAAAGGTTCACAATATGATCGAGAGCAAGGGTATGCTCTTTTATTTACTGCTGCTCCATATAGTGTAAGAGCAAATGAAAGAACTAGACCTTTTATAAATTCACAGAGTGGATCTTATTTATCTATTGTTATGCCTATACCAGGCGATTTAACAATCAATACTGTTCATGGATATAGCGAAGAGGCAAATCCAGTAGGTCCTATGCTATCTGCGGCTGGAGCATTAAACAGTGGAGGAAATATTAATTTATTAAAAAGGGTTTTTGTTGATCCTATGCTAACATATTTTAGCAATATTAGTTCTACTACTACCCAACAAATGTATTCTAATATAACAGAATTATCTTTAAAATCAGAAGCCAGAAGAGAATTTGAATTTGGTTGGCTTTTAATACCAAAAAATGCTCAGGACGCGATTGCTATAACTAATATAGCTAATGCTTTCAGAGAAGCATCTTATCCAGCTTATTCGGATTTGCCAGAAAGAATTTTTCCCCCTCCTCTTTGGACATTACGAGTCACTACAATCAATGGTGCAAGTAATGATTTAACCAGAAATTGGTTGGCAGATCCTTTGGTTTGTGTTTTAGCATCAGTTTCTATTAATAAAGTACCTTTGGATTCTAAAAGAGTAACATATTTTACCGACGGTCAGCCATTAGCAACAGCAATAAGTGTTCTATATAAAGAATTTGAAACTGGTGCGTCTGATGGTACTGGATATGTTATAAGTAAATCGGAATATATTACTCCATAATATGTTTAACAATTTTTCTAAAATTTCTTATGATTTTGACGGAGTAGAAAGAACTATATTATTATTTAATAATGATTATAACTTTTCAGAGTTAGAATCTTCTTTTTATGCTGAGTCACTACAAGAAAATGAATTGTTAGATACATTTTCATCAAGAATTTTTGGTAAATCTTCTACTTATTATATTCCTCTTTATACAAGTAATATTGTAAATCCATTTCTAGAATTGCCTCCACCGACAGAGCAAATAGAAAATGAATATAGTGCATTTAAATCTTTAATGTCTCCATCTGCAAACTTTACAGCAACTGGAGGACAAACAGCGGCGTTTGTTGAACCTGGAGATTTGGTTGTTAGTATTTCTGCTTCCTATAGTGCTGGATTTAATACTACTGATAATTTTGCATACATCACAGATGTTGACTACGAATTGAATAAACTTAAAGTTTTAAATAAAGGAATGACTGGGCCTAGTGGTTACAGAATTATTAGAAAAACAGGCAACCAATGGAATCCGATAACAAATCCTTTATTAACTGGATTTGTATTGAATAATGTATTTTTAGAAAATTTTTCAAATTCTCCAACATCATTTGTCAATGAAAATGGAATAATAACAAATAGTTTTACAACCGCTGGATTTACTTCTGGTACTCCAACAGGAGGATACATATCTTTGAGTGAATTAAATAATTTTGTTGATAATAAAAATTTATTAAACATTCCAACAAAATTTCAATTGAGTACCGTTGGAGATATGATTAATGTCAGTAGCTAATTTAAAAGGTATAGTTAGTTTAATAATAACTCACGGCATAAATAATACGCAGTGGGTTCTAATTAATAATAATAATTCCAATGGATATTTCGAACAAATATCAATTGATGAGGGACTAGAACAAAATATTCCGAGCGGAACATTGTTAATTAGAGATGTGGGCGATTCTCTAAAGAACTTTAATTTTAGTGGTAGAGATGGTCTATCTATAACCATAGAGGATATAAATCCGATTAGTGGTCAATCAGAACGAAAAGAATTATTTTTTATAATTTATCAAGTAAGTCAAGCAACAGATTTTTCTGATAGAAATCAACCAAGAATAGTAGCTTTAAAATTTATAGATCAACTTTATTTTTATAATGAAAGAAGACCGTTCGTTTACGAAGAAGATTGTAAATTAATTTCTCTTGAAGAAGATGCTTCTTCTGCTACTATAGGACTCGATGCTTGGGCAAACAAAATTATTAAAACATTTTCTAGCATAGGTGGTGTTATAGATGGATTGCCATCAATTTTACCATATAATATTGATTCATCTAAAAATTATGCATGGTTAAAAGAAAAACAGCACATTTATCCAAGCGGAAGAAAAATAGATTTTGATAATGTATTAGTTTTATTAAATTATTTGGCATCAAACGCAGTTGATAATAATAACTCGCCTAATTTTTTCTGCTGGAAGGATATATTTAGTTTTAACTTTAAAAGTTATTCAAGTATGATTGGTTCTAGTACTTCTACTTTATTAAAAACTGGAACTATAGATGCAATTTACAATAATAGAATTAAAATTAATTCTGTTCAAAATATTCCAAATTTATCTTTTATGGAATTAGAAAATAATGGAGCATTTTGTTCTTATTACGAAAGAGTAGATCCAGATTTTAGCAATCCATATTTTAATTTTTCTGATGTATCTAAAGGATATACAAAATATCCTGTAGTGTATGCATTAAATAAAGATTTTAGAATGGGCGGAAGAGTGTTTCCTGATGGATCTATCACTATGCAAGAAGATGGAGATGCAGATCCATTACAAATAGCTCTAGGTATTGAATTTGATATAATTAATAATCTTGCTGGTATAACAGGGATTAATATAACACCAAAAAGATTTTATGATGATGGTCAATGGGGATATTTTGATAAAGGTTATTTCAATAATTCGATTCCAGAACAATCTTATAGTATCTACACCGAACAAGGAATAACATTTAAATATCAAAATACAAATAGAAGATCATCTGACTTGTGGCAAAGTATGTTTGATATAGAAGAACTTAATCCCATTTCTGGATCTACACTTCAAATAGAGTCTGCGATATCACCGACTAACCCACAAGGAAATTCCTACCAAAATGTAAATTTTATACAAAAATTTATAGAAATAAAAAAAGGCATTTCTGCTGCTAGACACGAATATTATTCATTAAGAGAATTAAAAGAAAGATGGAATATTTTTAAATATGTTGTTTGCTGCATCAACAATATTAGTGATTCTTTCTATGCTATTATTCTAGGAGCAACAGCATTGGGAGGGGGAGATGAACTAATTCCTATAGATCCAATACCCTCAAAGTCTAAAGCATTTAAATATATTTGGAAAGAAGTAGAATTTGTGCCTAAAGGTTATGAGGGTGTTTCTGGGGGAACTCTTTCTTTTGTATATCCAAAGTTTGCGGGTTCAAGTGCTTCTTCTGGTGGATGTACTTGTGGGATTCCTACTGGAATATCTGGAATAGCTGGTATAACCGGTATAACTTTTCACTTTGCTCATCCATATTTTGAAATATTCATTCCAAACAATTCAAGATCTGGTGGATTTACTGGAGTTATTGCTGGATTCACGGCAAACTATGGGCAAGGAGGAAATACATTCATCAAAATTCCGACATATGGATATTTTCCAGCATTTAATATCAATGAAATTACTAATTATGAAACAAAACAGACTCTAGATCCAAATCCCAGAAAATATGCTGGTCCTGGAATAAATATGGATTTAGAACAATTCCCACAGGGAAATAAAATAATACCTGTAGGTTATAATCCCACAATAGATGATCCATGTAAGCATGAATTCAATGGTCAAATAGTAAAAATGCAACAAATTAATATTAAAGATTTAACAGGTCTTAGTCTTTCTCAGAAAGACATCAATGCTGCTCCTGTTTTATACTTTTTTGATGTTCAAAATGCTGTAGAAGGACAATGCGAAGATTGTCCTACGGAGGGTTAAAATGTCTAAAAATGTTTTTCTTAATAAAGTAATAGCCACTAATGCTACGATTACAAATCAAATTGATGAAGAGCATATAGAAAATAAAGATTACATATGTGCCAATCCATTGGCAATATATGGAGCACCACCGAGAACAACAAGCGAATGTCTTGAAAGATTTTTTCCTGGATATACTCAGGATAAAGAACTTAATGATATGGTCGCCAAATTAAGACCATCGAAACCAACAATATCATCAAACCCTGGTAGTATGCTTCCTATTTACGATGAAGATCCAGAACCAGATGGTTGCACATTGACATGTGCATTCACAGAAATAAAAATGTGTGATGAGATAGAAAAAAAGATAGGAAAAACCTTTTTAGGTTGCTATTATCCAGAACCAAATGCACCATTTAGCTGTAATTGTCCTTTATATGGTGCTGATTATCCAAAATTACTTACAGCTGCATTAAAAAATACTACATTCTGGAATACTCCATTCGAAACTCCACTAGCAAGAAGAGCATTTTTAGCATTTTTAAATGCTACTAAAATTCAAGTATCTATTGATGGTACATTTAATATAAGACCGGGAGGTCTAATAGACATTTATGATGTTCCAAATCAGTTTTCAAGTGATTTTGAAGGAAAATTAAATGGATATTGGATTGTTTTAAGCGTAACAAATAAAATTTTTAAAGATAGACATCACGAAACTATATTAACTTTAGTAAGAGCTTATGCTCCTGAAAATGTTCCAAACACTGAAACTAAAGAAACAAATATTAATAATATAACTAATATCCAAAGATAAAGTATAAATAATTTAAATGCAATATTTAAAAGATATAAACATTTTAGGGTATATTGATACTAAAGGAGACATAGGAAAGGTATCAAAGATATCTTTGACAAATCAAATAGTAAAAAATCTATTAAATCAGAGATATGGGGACTCTAGATTATCAGATGATTTTTCTCAGTATAATATAGACACATATAAGTATTCGGAAAATTATGTTGATGCTATAATAACAAATAGTAGATTAGTAGCAAATATCCAAAATAAATTAAAACAAATTAAGGAAATTACAATAACTCCTACTAGATTAGCAGATACAGTTTTATTTGATATAAGTTATACAATTTCGGACAATATATCTAAAAATTTGCAGACTTCTACATTTAAATTCTCAATAGATAAATAATTTCATGAGTTATGAAATAAATCTTGTAGACTTAGATAAAGATTCGTTAAAACAAAATTTGATAACCTATCTCAAGGGAACTGATATAGGTAAACAATATGATTTGGATACTGATGGGACGGCAATCAAAATGCTTGTCGATTTATTCAGTTACAATAGCCTAATATGGATGCATTATTTGCATTTTGTGAACAAAGAATCCTTTATTTCTACCGCCCAAAGAGTTGATTCTATATCAAAACTTCTTGAGGTTACTGGTTTTACTGTAAACAATATAAATTCTGCCACATGTTTAATAACTTTTACGAAAACAAATTCTAGTCTAGCTCAAGTAGATAGATTTGCGGTTGCGCGTGGTAGAAATGCTGTAAATTCATTTCAAAATTTTTACTATTTAGATGATACCAAAACATTAGATTATACTACTACTCTTCCTTTCTATGCAGGAACAAATTTAGTAAAAGAAAAAAAAATAAAAATAGATTTAAACAATCAAGAATATAAAATTACTGATAAAAATGTAGATGTTAGAACTATTAGAATTTCTGTAAATTCTTCTTATTGGAGTAACTTTACTAATACTCCATTACAAAATACTAATGAAAATTCTCAGATATTTTTTGTAATTAAAAAAGGAAATTACTATTATTTAAAATTTGGAAAAGATTTACAGTCACAGAATATTAATGCAATAGGAAAGACCATAACTGGGTCTGATTCTGTTTTGTTATCTTATGTTATTTCGTCTGGTCAAGATGGAAACGGAGTAGTTATAAATGAATTTGTATCTAATAATACAAAGACTATTCCTTTAGTACTATTAACCTCAACTCTGTCTAGTGGCGGATATAACACACCTGATCTAAATTATTTAAAATATATTGGGCCAAGATATTACGGATATCAGGGATTAATAACAAAATCTGACTATGAAGCTGCTATTGTTTCATCTGGTTACCTTTCAAATTATGATGAAATTGAAAATAAAATAGCAGTTTTTGATGGCCAAACACATAACAATAATTATGGTAAAATCTATTATTCTATAATAGGTCTTGATGTTGCAGATGATAAAATAGAATCAATCAGCACAATGTTGCAATCTAAAGCTATATTTGGACTTAATGTAGAATATAAGGCCAGTGAAAATTTCGTTGGATCTTTAGTTATATCAGCTACAAGAGATAGCTCTAAAACTATTAAAACATCCGGCCAATTAAGAAACGAATACGAGCAAGCAATAACAAATTCATACGGATATTTAAAATTTAATAATTCGCTATCAAAATCAAATTTAATAACATTAGCTAGCGAAACAGATCCAGGATTGATCGTAAAAGATACAAATATTACAATTACTGTATCTAAAACTATTAATTTAAATGAAAATAAAGTAATTTATTTCTATAATCCAATATCAAGCATAACGACAGACTTGGTAACATCTAATCTTTCTACTAGTTCTGTTAAATTTGTATCTACTACATCTTCTGTTCCAGAATTGAACGGATTTAAATATATCGATGCTGTTTTGTCTAATGGAACAACAGTTAAATCTAAAATTGGAGTGTTTAATCCAACAACAGGATTTATTTTATTCTACGATGGTGTAACTGTATCAGATGATTTTGATTTAACCATTACTCCAAATACAGATCAAATTAGTCCTGTGCAAAATATGGCTATTTTATATGAACTTTCTAGTATTTCAGTAACATGATTTTATTTTTCAATCCAACTTCATCTCAGTCGATTGGTCCAACCGGAATGAATATGACGGTTGGAGCAGAATATGCTATAAATCAATTAAAAGAAATATACGATTTTAATAAACTTTTTAGACCAGATCTTAATTTTAGATATTATATTGAGAATCAATTTCCTATTTGGATAAGAGAACAGGCTAAAAAAGATTCAGATGTTAAAATTATAGACCTAATTCAAGAATTTTATAACTTTTATTTTTCAACAAATGGTCTGAATTTATATCCAAATTATGAACACATTCAGAGTGCATTTTTCTGCAATCAAGATGGTCTTAGAGCCATGTATTCGTCAATGTTTTCTGATTTTGATTTTGACGATTTCATAGAAACGAAAGAACAAGAACTAAGAGAGTTTTTAATTTCAAATAAG